ACTGCTCCAACTACATCAGCATTTAGATTTAATGTTTACTTAGGCTCTAGTGCAGGTACAGATGGTGCTTTAGTAGATTTATCATATGTTTATATGATGACATCAGGAGGGTTATCATAATGGCATATATAGGCAAATCTCCCTCACAGGGAGTACGTAACAGATTCCAATACCAAGCCACAGCAGGGCAGACATCCTTCAGTGGTTCTGATGCAAACTCATTGACACTTACCTACACAGATAGTTTGTACTTAGACGTATATCAGAATGGTGTATTACTTGTTCCGGGAGATGACTACACTGCAACTACAGGTACAACTGTGGTGCTTGTACAGGGTGCATCACTTAATGACATAGTTGAGATGGTAGCCTATGATGTGTTTTCTGTTAATGAAACGTACACTAAGACTGAATCAGATACACGCTACCCATTCAAAGGTAACAACTCAATCATCAGATTAAACGGACAGACAATCAGTGCAGACATTACAATAGACAGTGATGAGAATGGTGTAAGTGGTGGTCCTATAACACAGTCGGCAACAGTCACTGTTAATGGATATTGGAGTATTGTATGACAAGTCAATTAAATGTAGACACCATTGTAGACAAAGCAGGGTCAGGTGGCACGAATGTAAAGATAGCAAATACGTCTGTTACTGTGGCTGAAGGTGGTAGTGCTACAACAACTACTGTGCAAGGTTTGGCTAAAGCATGGGCAAATTTTAATGGGTCAGGCACAGCTAATATAGATGATAGCTTTAACATTGGTTCAATAACAGATAATCAAACAGGGGATTATACTTTTGCATACTCAAATGCTTTTTCTAGTGGTAATCATTCTACTCCAATGGGGGTTGGGCAAACAACTATAGGTGCAAGAAGAGATGCAGCAGAATCAGCTTCAACGGTGAAGGTATCATGTTTGAATCCAAGTTTTGCTTTAGCAGATGAACCTAGTGCATATTTTACGTGTCATGGAGATTTAGCATAATGGCTAGTGAACTTAAAGTAGATAAATTTACAGGTGTAACCACAGCAGGTTCTATACTTGTTACAGGTGAAGGCAATAGTACAACAACTAATCTGCAACAAGGGTTGAGTAAAGTTTGGTGTTCATGGACAGGTGATGGTGCATCTGCATATGATTCATTTAATGTATCTTCATTGACTGATTCTAGTAATATATTGAATTTAGTTTCATATACAAATGGATTTAATACAGCAGGACACATGGCAATAAATTATTCTTCTAATCATAATGGAGGTGGACTTGATAGTGCAGGAACATCTTATATGGTTGTATATTCACCTAATACAACAAGTGCAAAATTTGAATCACAAAGCAATCAAAATGCTGCTTATCAAGCCTGTAATATAAGTGGAGACCTCGCATAATGGCTAGTATATTAAGAGTAAACACATTAACAGATGCAAGTAGTAATAATTCTACTGCTATGAGTACAGTGTTTGGTGGTAGTGGAAAAGCATGGCTTCAACACAATAGTTCTCATGCAATACAAGACAGTTTTAATTTTGCATCTATTACAGATGGTGGCACAGGTCTTACAAGTGATGCTACTTTTACAAGTGCTATGGTAAATGATGATTATGCCATATCTGGTTGTGCAGGAGCTACAACAAATGATGATGGTTTTTGGGCATTAACAGCGATAGCAACAACAGATTTTAATGTTAGATGTAGAACACATAATGGAAACTTAAATGATTCTAATAATGCGTCATTAGTAGTACACGGAGACTTAGCATGACCAAAGCAGCAGAATTAGCAAAGATGGGTGAAGTCCTAACCAATAGTCAGATTGGTGGGCGAAGGAATATCATAATTAATGGTGCAATGAATGTGGCTCAGAGGGGAAATCAAAATACTTCGGATGGCACTAATACTTTTGGAGTAGATAGATTTCTTGTTTATCTAAGAGGTGGTGCAGCAGCTACAGTTTCTAAAGATACAGATGTTCCTAGTGGTCAAGGCTTTTCTTCTTCTTGTAAAATAGATATAACCACTGGAGATGCTTTAGGAGTAGCTAATGATTTAGCATTATTCCGTCAACTCTTTGAAGGACAAGATTTACAACAACTAAAAAAAGGTACATCAAATGCAGAAAAAGTAACTGTATCTTTTTGGATTAAGTCAACTATTACTGGAACTTATATATTAGAATTAGATGATGTTGATAACACAAGAGGAATTAGTAAATCATATACAGTAAGTTCAAGTAATACTTGGGAACATAAAACAATTACATTTGAAGGTGATACTACTGGAGCTTTTGATAATGACAATGCTAATAGTCTTAGACTTACATGGGCATTGGGAGCAGGTTCTGATTTTCAAGGTGTTACTTTGGCTACAAGTTGGGCAAGTATTTCAGACGGAGATGCTAGATATGAGGGTCAAGTAAATGCAGTTAATTCAGATAGCAATAATATTTATTTTACTGGCATACAACTAGAAGTAGGCGAACAAGCCACACCATTTGAGCATAGGTCATTTGGGGAAGAACTAAGATTGTGTCAAAGGTATTTTAACATTGAAAAAGATGGCACAGGGGGAACTTTTAAAAGATATGCTCATGGGGGTGCACACACCACAACACAGGGTTCGTGTACTGTACCTTTATCTACCCCTTTACGTGATGTTCCTAGTATAGTTTTAAGTGGTAACGTCAATACTTTTTTAGCTCATAGTGCAGGGGGTACAGATGCTTTGACTAGTTTAATTATAGCAACGGATTCTGATGGAGGAACTTTTAACAATCAAATAGAAATAACACCAGTGGTAAGTTCAGGATTAGTGGCAGGAGAAGCAGTAGCTATTATATCTAATAGTAGTACTTCTACTTCTATAGCATTTGATGCAGAACTATAGAGGAATAAAATGGCAATAGAAAATGCAAAATACATGAAAGATGTAATAAGTAATAAAGTATGTGCTGTAAATTGTATGTGGGATGGTCAATATATGTCTATACCTATAAGTACTAACAACAGACATTATGTAGAAATAATGAAACAAGTTGATGATGGCACACTCACAATAGCAGAAGCAGACTAGACATGGACAGCATAGACCCAATGTTATTTTGGAACATAATCCTGACTATGGTCGTTGTACCATTCGGTTGGGCATTTAACAAGATGTTCCAAGAGGTCAAACGCATACAGATACTCTTGAACAAGACACGAGAAGATTATGCACGTAAGGATGATGTAAAAGATGATATGCACAATCTTATGGATGCACTCAAAAGATTAGAAGATAAGTTAGATAAGATACTGATTGGAAATAGATAATGGCAACAATAACTACAGACGATCAACTTAAAGAAGAAATAGGTAAACTTGCCAGTGGACAACAGGGGGTTATGCCTAAAGTTGAACCCATACTACCTACCGTAAAACAAGATGAGTTACAAACAACAACAGGAACAACTGTAACTGGTGACGTAACTTCAGCCGTTGCATCACCAATAGTGCCAATTACTCCTGCAAAACCTGTTGGTCAAGAGGGTGTAGGGCAGATAAGTTCCATTGCAACGAATGTACCACAGATAGGTGAAGCAAAGGTTGCACAGATATCAGATCCTAAAGCTGTTATATCTGACATACCACAGGGAACTGTTAGTCAACAATCTATAGTTGATCCTGCACAAGCAGAGCTAGATCAGAGAGCTACAGTAAAATTCCAACTCGGTAGTTTGTTTGAATCACTCAAGGAGGGTGAAGATTTACCTGCATGGGCAGCACCTGCCGTTCGTAAAGTATCAGCAGTTATGCAGGCAAGAGGTCTGGGTGCATCAAGCATGGCTTCTGCGGCCATAACTCAAGCACTTATGGAATCAGGTATTCCGATTGCAGCCCAAGATGCAAACAAGTATGCGACTATTCAATTACAAAACCTAAACAACGCACAACAAGGTGCTTTGACTAATGCGGCTACATTTGCTGCGATGGATAAAGCAAACTTATCTGCACGATTACAAGGTGCTGTGACGAACGCACAATCATTGTTAACTGTAGACACAGCTAATTTATCTTCACAACAAAAGTCAAACGAACTTAGTTATAGTGCATTGACACAGGCTTTGTTTAAAGATTCTGCAGAAGAAAATGCACGAAGAGAGTTCAACGCAAAAAATGAAGCACAAGTACAAGAGTTTTTTGCAGAACTTGGATCACAAGTTGAAACAGCCAATGCAAATAGAACTGCTGCAGTACAACAATTCAATGTGGGTGAAGAAAATGCTATGAATCAATTTAACACATCCATGAGAGACGCACGTGATAAGTTTAATGCCAATATGAAGTTTGCAATTGATCAGTCAAATGCACAATGGAGACGACAGATAAACACTGCAGATACAGCGTTGCAAAATGAAACAAACAGAATAAACGTTCAAAATCAATACAATCTTACGCAAAATGCACTGTCTCAACTGTGGCAAAAATATAGAGATAATGCAGCTTGGAACTTTCAAAAGTCAGAATCAGCTTTACAAAGGCAACACGAGATAGGTGTCATGGCTATGGAGTTTGCAAATACTAAAGAGTTGTACGATAAAGAGATGAAAGACTCAATAGCTACAGGAGTTGGTAATTGGCTTGGAACATGGATAAGAGAAGCTTAGAGGAGTTTTAATATGAGTCTTTGGGATGATTTGACAAGTTGGATAGATCCCACAGTGGATTGGGTTGCAGAAGCAGTGGGATATGAGGGATCTGATTTTATAGATATAACTGGTGAAACTTTTAGTGCAGGAGATCAACTTGTTAGCGATATTACTGACGTAGTTGGATTTGCAAAAAAGGGTTATGACGTGTATAGTAAGGTGGCAGGTTTTACTGACAAAAGTGGTAAACCAACAGGTAAACCTTACTTTAATCAACCTCAGTTTAGAAAGCAAAGTAGAACAGTCGGACAGCTAACATCAGGCTCTAGAGCATCCACACGAACAAGTCCAATAACAGGTAATCCTGTAAATATAGGATATGCTAATCCTGATGTCAGATCTTATTTGACACAGTTAGCACAAAATTCTTACAATCAACAAATGAACAACATGTTTTCTAGTTATCTTGTAACTCCAACTTTAAGAACTGGACAAAAAACAGTAGGCGTAGGTTCGACCACAGTAAGGGGAATATCAAGTAAATCAGCCAAAGCATCTAAGACGGCTAGAACGGCACGAGGTTTAACATAATGATGGAAGATATGAACGAAGAAATGCAACCTATGAGAGGATCTATTGAAGCAAAAGATGAATTTGCTGTAGCACCTCCCGGTCATTCTCTTACACAGGACAATACACGATGGTCATGGGGTAATCCACCTGTAGATGTAGATCCAGAGATAGTATTAACTAAAGCTATTAGTTCACTTAAAAAACGAAAAGTACGTGATGAAATGACAAAGTTACTTCTCACTGGTGTGTCGGTTGAAACTATGGTCGAAGGTTACATATTACAAGGTTTTCACGAGGGAAGATTTACACCTGATGTCGGATTACTTATAAAGCCTGCATTAGCCACCGTCATAGCAGGAATGGCAGAAGAAGATAATATACCCTATCGTATGTTTGAAAATAAAGATGCAGGTGATGAAGATAAAATGGATGATAAAACATTCTTCAGGATGTTAAAAGTTAACAACCCACGTATGTTTAGTTTTATAAAAGAAAATATAAATGAAACAATACGTGAGGGTAACAAACCACCTGAAGAAAACTTTTTAAATGCACAGTTAACAACGGAAGAAGAAGAACAATGAGTTTTGCACTAGGTTTCGTAAAAGGTTTAGTTGGTGGCTTCACAGAGAATATAAAAAAGGAGCAAGAAGCTCGTGGCATGGATGATCAGCGACTTGCTGCAATAGAAGATACCATGATACAGGCATCTCTTGATCCTAAGAAAAAAGTTCCTGAAAGTCTAGCAACTATGGTAAGAGATGCAAAAGCAGGACTCAAAAAGAGAGGTGGCATAGATATATTTGGTAGGGCAGGACCTCGACTTGAATTAGATATAAATAAGATTTCAGGTTTAATGAATGAAGTTGACGATGATCAAAGATTTCTTAATTACGGATCATCAAAGCATGGTACATTTAAAATACCAATATCATCTGAATACTTTGAACAAAAGACAAGTGCGTATGATAAAGCTGACATATGGTGGAAAACCATAGATAATTTTGTGGCAAATAATCCTGAAAAAATAATTAGTATGAATAAACATTTTGCAGAAAATACTTTGTTTAGAAATAGATACGGTGCAGACTATGCTGCAAATTTTAGAGATTACAAATATGGTGATATTAACACTATTAATTTAAAAAATAAAACAGGAAATGTTATTTTAAAAGATCCTTTCTTATTTAAAAACGCACACGGAGCTTTTAAAAATATAATAGAAGATTCAAAGCCTTCTGATAATGAAATAACTTTACGTGGTGCAGAAGATTTATTATTTGGCAAAGATGACAAAATTGGTAGAAGAGATAAACTAGCTAATTTAAGTAAAACTAATTCTATAATATTAATTGACAACGACCGAAACGCAGGAGTATTTACTTTTAAAAATATAGAAAATTATAAAGCTTTAACAAGATTAGCCAAGTTAAACGGATATGAAAATCCTAGTCTTTTTGTATTAGATTATCGTGATCAAATACAAAGAGGTTTAAAAATGGGTAGACAACCTGATTTAGCATATTTGGATGAAGATGATAAAGTGATTGATTATGAAGATGCTAAAAATAAATATGTAGATTTATTCCACGCACTTGAAGTAGAAAAACGAGGTGGTGGTATAGATCTATCAAACATGTCAGATCAAGAAAAAGTTGATGTGTTTGATTATTTACAAAAAGCATACCAAAATAATACTTCTGGAATGGTCAGAGCTTTTGCTCCATTGATGCAACTTACTGATGATGAATCTGAATTATTTAGAAACGAAGCAGGAACTATAGTTTTAACTCAAAAGCAAAAAGATGATATTATAAAAAAATATTTGGGTGTGCCGACTATAAATGAATTTAATGATAGATTTGAAGCTGTAAAAAGTGCAAAAAGAAGAATAGATAGAATACTTACTTTAGAATATAATACTGAAACTTCTAGTGGAGTTGTGCGTTTTATTTCAAATGGTATAACTAAGATAACAGGTCCTACAGGAACTATTTCTCAAATAGCTAATACTATATTTTCAAGAGGTGACAATAGAAATAAAGTAAACAAAGAATCCATAGAAAAGATATTAAATAAACTAAAAGGTGAAGGTTTATTTGACAATTTTAAAGGCAGTCTTTTAAAAGATTCTGTAAACATAGCAGAGATAGAAAGTATAGCAATCATACTTGCTGCTGATATGGCTAGAGCAGTTGATCCTTCTGGAAGATTGTCTAACCAAGACTTTGAAGTCCAATTAAGAAGATTAGGACAATCAGGATTCTTTGGAAGTAAAATAGGTGACATAACTGCTTTAAAGACAGTTAAACGTGATTTTGATGAGCTTTTTGAAAAAAGAAAAATGATTGCTGCAGTCCTCAAAGACGCAGAAAGCGATACTTTAACAACTAGACACTTGCAAATAATTAAAGCAAACGAAAAACTAAATGATATAAATCAAGAGTTTTATGCAATAGGTGATCAGCCTACAGTCACAGAAAATCTTACAGTAGACATGAAAGATTCAGATGGTAGAAGTAGAATGATAGAAATCAGACCGAATATCTTTAGAGACAGGTTAAGCAAAAAGACTTATGAATTACAACCTGACGGTAAGTCATTAAAATTATTAACTAAATCATAGGAATGTAATGGCACAAGAACAATTACAGATGGTAGATCCTAACGAGTTTGACGATATAACTGCACCTGATGAACAGAATGTTGTAAAGAGTCCTGATGTGAAGTTAGCAGAAACAGAAAATGCAGGTGTTGATTTAGCTACTACACCTGAAGAAACTACTGATCAAGTTGCAAAAGTAGAAAAACCGTCTACGGTTGATAAACAAATACAACAAGATGTAGTTGAAGATAAAAAAGTAGATTACGTTGCTGATGAAGCATCTGTAACTAAACCAATTATACGCACAAGATCATCTAAATATTTTGTAGACGACAGAGATAAATTAAAACCAACAACAGGTTTAGTTCCGGGAATAAAAACAACACAAGATATTATTGCGGCCGAAGATGAAAAAGCAGGTTTGTACACTCGTGATATGAAATCTGAAGCTGAAAAAGATTTGGAGGATCAGGATAGACCAGTAAATCCTGATGAGTTGTTAAATACTTGGAGACAAAATAAAGTACCTCCTGCAGAATTAAGAGATGAAGAGTGGGATGATCTTTCTTTTGCGTATACAGTTTTATATAATCCCGGTAATAATCAATTTAGTCAACAAGACAAAACAGATGCAAAACAAACTGTAAATGACACCATACAAATAATAAATGGCATTAGAAAAAAGAAAGGCGTAAAAGTAGGCTTTGATAGAGATGGTCAATTTCAAGCTACAGAAAGAGCATTAGAAGAAAAAAAGTATGGTGACAATGATCTATACAATGATCAACAAAAATACCAAGAGGGTAGGAAACAGCTATATAGTCTTGTAAAAGGCGTTGGTAAAAATATATCTGAATTTAGAGAAAATGACAAAGTAATAGTTCAACAAATATTGATGGACAAGATTGTCACTGGTGAATTTTGGGAAGCACTAAAAACAACAGCCAATGAAACAGTAAGAGCATTTGCTTTAGATCTACCTAACTTTGCTTACAATATGATATATTACGGTGGACAAGCAGTTTTTAAGGGAGCTAGAGATCCGTTCAAAAGCACAGGAGACTATTGGAAAGAAACAGAATCTTTAAGAGAAAATAGTATTAAGGGTTGGAAGGAAGCCATATCAGGTGGTGATCCAATACAACTATCTGATCATATAAATGATACTATACACTCTGAATTAAAAAAGATGCTCGATAAAGGAACGATAGATAGAGTAACGTACGACAGAATTACCACTGTGCAAGATGTTGGAACGCAAGGACAAGTCCAAAGAGTACGCTTGCGTAATATAGTAGATGAAACTCAATCTCAATCATTTTTAAATGAGTCTTTAAATCAACTATCTAGTACAGATACTTTTTTATTAATCGCTGCAGAAAATCTTGCAGGCATGGGTGGTTTAGCAAATGTAAGAAAAGCAAGAGCTTTAAGTAGTTACAAAAATTTAGAAAAAGATGTAAGCAAAGAAACTTTAAAAAAAATAAAACAAGGTGACTTTACTTATCTTGGTATGACAACAGTTGAAGCAGCAAGAAAATTAAAAGCAGACGGTGTTAAGATCAAGATAAACGAAGATTTAATTCAACAAGCATTGCGTATTGATTTAAATAAGACTCAAGTTTTAAATATGAAAAGAGGTTTACAAAAAAAGGGTGAAGAGTTAGACAATCTGAAAAATAAGTTAAAAAGAGATTTTGGTAGAGACTTTGATCCAATGGACAATACTGAATATCTTAAAGCAAAAAATGATTATGATTCTTTAAAAGGTAAACTTTTTAGAAATCATTTTCTTGCTAGATCTTCACCGTTTTTTAAAGAATCTGCACAAATAGCATTTCCTGCTTCTATAACACAATACGTTGCAGTTGAGTTTTTGGGAACAAGTGAAGGAGGAGATCCTGCCTTACTTGATTTTTACACAGCACAAGGTGTAGGTGCATTAGTTCATTTCTTTGGTAGTATTCCAATTAAAGGTATATCTTTAGGTGGTTTGTTGACTGCAGCTCCAAGATACTTAGCACAACAAGCAGGACCTGTAAAAGATGCAATTCTTGACTTAGGAGAAACTTTAAGATTACCTGTTGATATTTTTAGATCTAGAGACATTGAAGAATTAGATGCTCTCGTGGCTCAAGCAAGAAACGGCAGGGGTCTTAATATGAAAGAAAGACGAGGTGCAGAGTATATATTTAATTTAGCAAATATCATGCCTAAGAATAGATTAGACAAAGTTCTTGGTAATTTAAAAGATCAAATAGATTTAGAAGAACGAATAATAAAACAGTTTCCTGAACCAGAACAAGCTGAAATTAGAAAACTTGTTTCAGCACCATTTGCACAAGCTTCAGGTTTAACTTGGTTGATGAGTGCATCAGCAATGGCAGGAACAGGAATAGATATACGTGATGTAAAAAGTTTAGTAAAAGCAGAAGAAATACAAGAAATAGCTGATTCAAAAATAGCTGAATTAGCTCTTCTGTCGAGAGGTTTAGATCAATTTCGTTCTAAGCTTAGAAATAGAACAGATATAGAAAATCCTCAAGCAGTAGAAAACTTTATAGACAAGTATAAAAAATTGTATGAATTAAACATGAAGAAGATAGAGGATGAAAACACTGCGTTTGCAAGCACTATAATTAAAATGAAAGAAACAGTGTTTTTAGATACAGATTCAACTATAGATAAAAACATATTTAATTCACTTAGCAGAGCCAGTGTTAATGCACGGATGCAGTTAAACAAAGTTTTAACTGAAGGTGAAGCTATAGAGGAAGATCAGGCAGATAATTTTAAACTATTAGCACAAAGAGCTAAAATAATAAAAAGTAGACAAAAGTCACCAGAGTCTATGGATCAATCTGCTTTACTCTTAGAAAGAATATTTGAAGAACATGTAAGAGGTTTCTATCTTCGTGGTAAATTAGGATACAAAGAAGTAGATCAACTTGCTAAAAAACAAAATAAATACATAGACATTACTGAATTAATGTTTGAATTTAAAGAAATAGCTGACCCTCTTAAAGCAACTGGTTTTGGAACTTTCTTTGGTAGGAAGGGTAAATTCTTTGACACTACTTTAAATTCTCAACTTAGATTTTCTTTAAACAAAATGGCTGTAAGAACTTTATCGCAGTTAAAAGGAACAACTCTTAGAAAATTAAGACAAATGGCTAGGGATAAAGACAGCAAACACTACATTGCTAAAGATGCAGATGATATGGATATAGCTTTGTACTACTATGAAAAGGGTGATCTTAAAGCTTTCAAGGCATTGCCTAGTCAGTTGACAGATGTATATGCTGCGTTTAGAGATTACGGTTATAGATTAGATTCTCAACTGCCTGATGAAAAGAAAAAGTTTGTTAGCTTGTTTAAAGGTAAAGCAAACGATATAATAAAAATGGTAGAAGATCAAGCACCTGAATATGCTGAAAAATATAAAGAAGCAAGTGCAAATTATAAAAAAGAAGTATTTGACAGACTTGATGGTGGAGGACCTATAACAACATTTTTAAAATCTAAGTCTTTACGAGAAACAGAAGTATCAAAATCAGGAGAAAATAAATTCTTTCAAAATACATACGCAGGTAAAACTCCAGATGAGATAGTTAGAGAAGTTATACCTAAGATGGATAGGTATGTAAACAAAGGAGATGAGGGAGCAAGAACAGATATACGAAATTTTTTCTTAGACTTCTCAAACCAATTTACAGATTTTGAAAAAGGCAGTAATAGACCTGCTTTTAATTTAGATACTGAACTAGGAAAAGCAAAGTTTGATGGATTACAAGAAGCTTTTACTAATTTTATGTATCATAATTATGCCACTAAATTTACAGAGCAATATAAAAAATTAGATCCTAGAGTAAAAAGTCAACTACAAAGCAAAATGGGAGGTTACGACTTTAGTATTCTTGATGATGATCGTTTAAATGAACTTACACGATTATCTTCTGTAGATGTAATAATAAACGGTAAGCCAGACACAAGAAATTTACTAAACTTATCTAATTTAATTAGTGACAACAAAGATATAGTTAAACTTATGGCAGAGAACAAAACTGCTAGAGAATCATACTCTAGATTTGTTGCAACAGGAAATGAAAGAATAAACACTATACTCAAGGGTGAAGCTGTAAAAGAGTTTCGTAAAAGAGACTTTGTGCTTGAGCAGATAAGTGATATAACAGGATACAAAGGTAATCCACTAGGTTTCTTTACTAACTACGTAGAAAATGGCACAGTAGAAGGCTTACGTCTTATTAAACAAGATATATTAAGTAAATCAAAAAAACTAGATGGAGAGCCAATAACAGAAAAAGATTTGGATAATACTCTTCTTTATTTAGCAGTGCAAGGTGCTTACGCAAAAGGTGGATTAAGAACATCGACTTCAAAAAAAATACCTACATTTGATGGTTTTTACAAACCAATAAGACAGTTTACAAATGTAGATGAATTGTTTGGTGCGTTTAAAGGCAGTAATTCAAAAGCTATACTATCTGATATAATCGGTGAAGAGCATACAGAATTTTTAACAGATATAACTGAGCTTATGCTTAGAAAACAAGAGTCTTTGATTGGAACAGAAAGAATAACTAATCTTACAAGACCTATAAGCACAAACGAAATAATAAGTAGAGGATTCAACTTAGCTAGAGGAATGGTTAGTCCTGCATACGTTGGTGCTGAAATAGCATTTAGACTAGCGAGCAATGCAGGAATAGAAATGTTAGGCATGGCTGCAAACAGTAAGGAAGCTGCCAGACTTATGAAAAAAATGTTTGAGTTTCCTGAGAAGATAACAAAAGTTGAATTAAGTAAATTTAAAACTTTAGCTGTTGACTATGTTCTTACAGAATATGCTAGACAAGATTTAAATATATCAGATTACTTTTACGATCCAACACAAGAAGATTAAGGAGAAAATTAAATGAAAATGTATAACAACGGACAACGCCCACAAAAGATGTATGGTGGTGGTATGGCTATGAGAAAACCTATGATGATGGGTGGACTTGCTGAAAAGAACAGAAGCCAAAACACTATGACACCCAAAGCAACAGACTCAATGGGTATGATGACCCAACAAAAGAAGTTTGGTATGGGTTACAATCTTGGTGGTGCGATTAAGAAGTTTGAAAATAAAAGCAATGGTGGTAAGCTTACAGGCAAGAAAAAAGAATTGGCAGCAATGTACGGCAATCCAAACGAGATAACACGTGGCGACATAATTACTGCGGCCAAAAAGAAAAAGAAATCTTAAATATAGTTTCGTGAACCACTCATTATATCATCAGCACTCTTTCTCAAGTACCGAAGCAGAGATGCAACCTGACTTGTGCCACTATACATAGGCAACCCAGTATTCAATTCTCGTTCGAGATCGTCAGGGGTAACTGCTTCGTAGTTCATCTCCACATTCCCCTCTTTATTTAAAAATACTTCTAATGAAAATAGTTTAGCTTTAGTTTTTGATATCATGGCAAGGACTCAATTGACTTATCTGTAGGTTATAACAATCAGCCTTGAATGTATAGCCGTTGTTATAATCAATATCCCCTTTTCTGTATAGGGTGGCTTCTTTGTAAAAGCTCTGTTTGGATATGCCACCAAGAATCCAAGCTTTAGTTAAATCTGTAAGTATGCGAACAAACACATACGCATCACAATCTTGTTTAGTTCCATGCAACGCTACAGAACAATCATAAAAAGGTTTAGGCTTAGAGTTACAACGCTTGGTCTTAACATCTATTCTCATCCCATCCTTCACAAGATCGTAATCGTATGTATTCATCTGCTCTGCTTCAATACTATCAGCAACAATTATCTCACCTATCGCACCTACAACGTTGCTAGTGCCACCTGTAATACTTCCCTGCAATATGCCCACAGTAGAAGCTTTTTCCCTCGCACGGTTCATATAATCGTCATTGATCGGTATCTCTATCATTAGCTTGAACTCAAGTCCACGACTTCACAGGCATCTGCTGTACAGGCTAACTCACGAGATCCACTTGTATTATCTTCCTTTTCATACATAGAGAACTTAGTCCAGTCGAGTGACGATGGTACACGCCCATTCCATTCGAGATATTCATCTGCATCTATGTCCTGATAAGGAGCTTGTTGGTAGGTGTGATCAGAGAATGGTAAGAATGATACCCCTGATGCAATATCAAAGTTCTCATACAACCATGCACCCACTTCCATCCATTCACTTTCTTTTACAGAAATAGTAACAGACGGCTTGTGTTCACACCAATAAAGTGCATAGACTTTCCATAACTCTAGTTGTTCTATTGCACTCATCTCTGTCCTAGTGATAGCACCACTAGGGGATTTCATTGGAAACGAAAAGACAGTAACACTATCAGGTTTTGTGATATCAGGTTCAAACGGTATGTTCTCCTCTTTCATGAATTGTGTAAGTGGATCTTTATTATCACCACGTACAGTTCTTACATAAAAAGGATTGTGTCTAGCGTGTATACCTGACGCTGAATCAGTAAGTTGCGATACAGTACCACTTGGCTTTACACATGTAATAGCTGTGCTTCTTGGTATGCCAATCTTTTCTGCATACTCTTTGTTTGTATCTACTGCAACCTGTTTCATCTCTTGTAACCAAACCTTTGAATCTGTCTGTCTAGCCAACACATAATTATCCATGATACCAGTTAATGAAACACCTAGCAAGCGTTCTTCTTCAGTATTTGTTTTCCATATCTTTCGTAAATATTTTAAATCTGTAAGAGTAGATTGAAATGTACCCAAGATAGTTGCAATCCTTACTTTGGATCGTAAACTTAACAGGTCATCATTCTCACGAACTACAACTTCAGATAGATTACAGAACTGATACGGTCTAAGTATAATCTCACTACATGGATTAGTACCCCACATATGTCCTGTCTGTCGTCTACCATTCTTAGCGACTTGATCATCGGCAGCTTTACGGTTGAACATACCACGTTCACCTGACTTAGATTCATACAAGGCTAACCATTCTCTCATGTAAGTTTCCATACTTGGCTTACCTTTGTATGCTACAGAGTTGTTAGCTAAAGATCGTTGTCCTTCGTTTTCCCACCATTGACCTGTCTTAGCGTGAGCCATTTGGTCATCGTTCAAGTTAGATAGACTGATCAATGCAGATCGTCTCACTCCACCTACAACAACAACCTCACCAACTTTACACATAATATCGTGACACTCGATAGGAAATAGTTTTCTACCTTTTGCTTCTTTGAACTTATCTATTGTAAACTTAAATAGGTTGACCAACGGATCAGGCCCTGATGCTCTACCACCCATAACTTTTAGTCTTGCACCTGCAGGTCTAACGTTAGATATATCCCAAGACGGTATCATTCCTGAATAGAGTAATGCAACAAGTTCACGAAATGACTTTGCCCATCCTGCCTTACTATCTTCTACGATAATAACAACGTCAGAGTCTTGCATGTTCTCACTGATGATAGGTAACTTATCTACATTCTCACGTTCAACACTAAATCCCACACCTGTACCACACATAAGTATGTACATCGCTTCATCGAAAGATCGTGGACTATCCACAGGTAAATAGCTACAGTTGTAACCACACACGTTATCTCTTTTCAATGCCTGTCCTGCAGTCATCAAAGCTCTCATAGACGGCATAACACTAAGGTTGGTTATGTATTCTTCTATGGCTTGTTTATCTACCTTATCTATCTTGTAGTTGTGCTTTTCAAGTAAAGCTTCTTCCATAAAGTTTATGTATCTTGAAACTGTTTCACCCCAGTTTTCTCTTCTTCCTTCTTCATCAAGCCAACGAGCATATCGTGATTTGTGGATGAACTCTTGGTATGATGTTGGTAACATATTAGACGACATTCTTTTACCCCTTTTTTATTTCTATTAGTTTATTTAAATACCATCGTGCTTTTTCTAAATCCTCTACACCATTCTTGTATGGGTATCTGCATAGATACTTCATAATATTTCCTTGTAGATAAAATTCAAAACCATCTCCAGTTACAGAACCTATCATATCTATAGTTTCTATACTGGTTGCATTGTAGTGTGGTGGATGGTCAACCATACTACGCATCTCTATATTATCAGACTGCATATGTGCCTGTTCTTCTTTCATCTTTTTCCTCATGTACTCTATATGCCTTAACATTATTCTTTACCAAAATCAACCTTAATTACATTATCTTTGTACTTTATTGTTTTACCTTCTTCATCAAGCACCTCACCAAACATTCGCTTAGATACATAGTTGTATGCAAGTTCTGATGTACCAAAGTTAAATACTTCTTCACTCTTACCCATGAGTAATCCAACAAGACCCTCATGTATTATTGATCCTACAGAGTGATCGATCTCAGACTTATATTCTCTCTCTGTCGTATCATAAGCACTCATCTTGAATTTATCATCACCAACATCCGTAAGTATAATATAGTAGTGACCCTTTTGTAAATTCATTTTCTTTGCAAACTTTATTGCATCTTCTTCACTTTCCATTTTTGTACCACTCCACAGGTATTGACTTCTCTGCCCATCTGTAATCGTGCTTGTTGCACCAATCAGCATAGGTTGTTTTACTACCCTTATATATTTTGTTACGTGCGTTCATAAAAACAAAACGTATATCCAAATCTTTGTGTTGTTGTTTTACCAAAGCCATCTTTACTCTATCTGCCTTATCAAAATGTCCTTTTGCTTCTACATAAATACCACTCTCGACTATATAGAAATCAGGAGTGTACGTTCTTGGCTTGGGTATGTAAAGAAACTTCTTTGATTCATACTCAAACTTAACTTTGTTTTGAGCCAAACCTTTCGCAAGATGCAACTCAAAGCGTGATCTGTATTTCATTCTGTTCATATTTTCTTTTTCAACCCTAAAGACTGCAGTCGTTTTTTTACATACCCTGCCAGTTTGGGGGATTGTTTTTCTAGTATAAGAAGTTCTTCTGTTAATCCAAGTATCGGAAGGCATATTACTTTACCCTGATCGCTAACGTAGTTTATTGTTTGAAATTGATTCTCTATTTTTACTATATCTCTTTTTTCTGTATGGGAGGTGAGAGTTCCGTTGTCTGAAAAGTTTTCACGAAGAGTAAGGGGAATACCTCTATCATGTTGACGTAAATGAACAACGTCTCTCCCACCACCTGTCTCCACATGGGAGTCTATATAAACGTGGTACAAGTCCTCGTTTAATCCTAAAAGATCTATATGAAATTGATGAACATAAATAATTGCCATTACAATGATTTCCTTTTCAATCTAGAATACCAAACTTGAGGTGGCTGTTTAGCTTTCGATGTTATCTTATCGTGTACTACTGCATCTTTCCAACAGTGTGCTTTGTATCCACACATAGTACACGGTTTAGGTAGTAACTTGTTTCCTGTCCTGACTTCTTGACCATCTTGTTTGTACACCTCAAATACATCTTTGAAGGGTACTTTGAACTCAAGTGATTCATCTGTCAATACTTTAATTCGTTCTTTGGCATCTGCCATATATTCTTTTCTATCGTTTGCTTGCCAGTCAGGTGCTTCAACTACAGCTACCTCACCACTTGATTTGTTTATCACAATCCAACCACCAAACGGTAATCCTGTTGCTTCTCCATACAGATGCCCTTGCATGATGTAGCCAAATGGGTCATCCTCTTTTATTTTTTCGTATCCACCGTAACCTGTATACTTAAACTTGTATGCCCACTCACTTGCAGACTTTATATCCCAAACCTTATCTTGTCCAAACTCATCACGTATAATCAAATCTAACGTGCCACTTACATCTGTACCATCTATGTTTAGACTGACGGCTTTCTGTTTGTCTATGATATCAACACCTGCCTGTTCTAACACAAGCACGGCTATTGCTTCTACAATATCACCAAACAAAAACCTGAATAACATATTGTATTGTATCTCTTGTTGTATGCCTTTCTTCTCAAGAAGTTGTTGACACACAGGTCTACCAAGACCTGACATTCTAATCTTGTAATGTCTTTCTTTATTTAACTGTTTACTGACAGCTTCTTCGCAAGACTTAGTAAAGTCTAAAACGGCTTCAGGGGGAAGGTCAACTTCCCCCCTACTTGCACGTTCCATATAGTCTTGTATTTTAAACAGGAGTAGCATTGAAATCGTCTGCCAAGCTTTCTTCTCCGACCACTACCTGTAGCTTTGCAGATTCTCTGTTCTGCTCTAACACATACTGATTGGCTGCCTTGACTGTATCGGCAAACTTTTTCATTAACTCCTTATCTTCTGTAGATATATCAGTTTCACTTTGAAGAGTTGGAACAGGTGTCCAATAGGTAACCGATCCCTTCTTCTGTCTAGCCGTAGCCATATTGATCCAACATTTCTGCATAATCTTTTTCTGTTTGGTTAGGCTTTCAATAAAATTCTTCATGGGTACAAACCCTGACTTCTTGAAGTAAGCTACAACAGGATGTCTATCTATAGCCACTTTGTCTTTATTACCTTTGACGAAATCGCCTGAGATAATGCAGTACAACACTTGGTTACAGACTGCCAATCGTGATCTTAGCTTAACTGGATCATCATCCTTGAGTTGCTCTTCTTCTGCTACAGATAGACGACCACACTTGTTGCCACCCTCTGTATCAGGAAAGTCACCTGACATGGTTGGTTTTTGTACAGACTTACAAGAAAACGTTCCTTGCTCCTGATCAAACACACTCCATTCGTAGGTTCGCAGTATTGGTCTAATTCTCACTGTCTTGGCGTAGACCATTTCGCCCTCGTACATCATTTTCCAATCGCCACGAGTTAGGGAAACACCATCTTCGGTTTCCATATCGTAGTTAATGTTTAGTCTTGAGAGTCCTTGACTTGATTTTTGTGAAGGTGTTTGACCTGTCAATGCCATCAAAGATTCTATGTCGTCAGTACTAAAAGAGTTAACAATGTTATCAATTTCAGTACTCATAGTAGTTTGTAAGTTTTCCAATTTAAATATCCTTTTCTATTTATTTAAGGTTAACGTAATCAGAGGTTACAGATCTACTTCAGATAAGTCAAGCCAATTCTTTCCTATTTTTAATTCGATACCTACAGGCATGTCGTATTCTACGCCATACCTACGTTTTGTCTCACTTGGTAGACACAACATTGCTTCAGATAATACATCGATACACTGTTGCTTTTCGTTTGGATGAACATCAAGAACAATAGAATCGTGTACTGTGTTGCAAATAACCGACTGCATTTTTAGTTCTCTCATCTGTCTATCTAGCTCCACCAACGCAATAGGCAATAGATCAGCCGTAGCGAACCCCTGAACAGGGTAATTACAAATAGCAGTACGATTGGTAGCTGTACCCCACTCTGTCCATCTAGCGTCAGGAAAACAGTATTCTCTTCCTGACGGTAATTTTATAATTTTTGTAGTCACAGCCTGCTTCTCAAGTTCTTTGTGCCACTCACTCACCTGTTCATACTTCTCTTTGAATCTTCTGTAGTATGCCTGCTGACTTTGTGTACCACTTACACCACCGTACAATGGCTTGAATGTGTGTGCTTTTGCTTCCTGTCTAGAGCAGCCAATGATAGATGCAGTATAGCTGTGAACATCTGTGCCTTTCTTTACATCATCGTACACCTGACTATCTTTAGAAAGAAAGCCTGCCACTCTGAACTCCAACTGTGAGTAATCACCCTCAAGTATGAAGCCATCATCAAATCTACTTTCGACAACCTTACGTATGGCAAATGTAGAACCACGTGGCATGTTTTGAAAATTAGGATTACGACTAGATAGCCTGCCTGTTGCTGTTACACATTGCATAAACTCAGGATGAATAAAATTGTAATCATCCACGTTGTTTTTCATACCCTCTACAAAGGTAGACAAATAGGTACGCAAAGCATTGTATCGTACATAAGCTTCACAGAACTCACGTGCATCACCACTTAGTTCAGATAGCCTATCTTCTAAGGTTACCTTGTCTGTCTTGAAACCTGCTGACGCTGTGTCTCTTGGTGTACGAGGTATGATTTTAAAACCTGCCACCTCACCTGTAGATGTATAGACTACACCTTTACCCTCACAAATTTTACATATTCGTTTGGCTTTACCAACACTACCGTCTTTTTTGAGAGGTGTTATCCTACCTGATCCACGACAGGTTTCACATTGACGACCAATTGTTTTGTAAACTATGTCAGTCATACGCCTGACGTACTGTACAAAGTCTTTGTTTTTCATACGTGTACGCATCTTAGGTTTGATTGTATTGCCACGCATCTCATGTCCAAGATTAAACGTAAGCGACCAAAGAGATTTATCTTTTACTTTTCGTGAGTAAAGCAACACACTCTTGTCATCAGGACTTGCAAGATTGATAGGAGTATCTCCCATTGCATTTTTGGCTAGTCTGTTCAGCTTAGTTTCCAACATGGTCATCTCATCCATGTATTGTTTTTCAATATCTTCTAGGGTATCTGTGTTTATCTTTAGTCCGTTGTGTTCTATCCTAGATAGCGTGTTCGTCATCTCGAACGACAGTTTCAGTGTTTGTTTCATATAATTCCTCGAATGTTAAGCCAAAGGCTTCTAGTTGTTTTAATGCAACCTGTTCAGTTGCGACTACATCGGCAATACCGTATTCTTCTACTATCTCTGCAGGTATGTCATAGAATGTCTTGCCATCTTTGAGATATGGTTTAACTAAGTCTACTTCTTTTTGAGTAACATCGTATCGTTTTGCAAGAGACTCAAGTGACAAAGACCAACGCCTACCTTTTGATCTTAGGTATTCTGCTACCATAGTATCATACAGAACACCATCAAAAGTAAAACCACATGATCGCAACCATGTTATGTCAAACTTTATATTTTGTCCAATCAGAACATCTGCTCTATCTAAATCTTTTTGTATCAAGTTTACAATATCTGACTCATAATTGTACTCACTATCTTTGTGATAGAAAAACTTATAGTTAACGTGATCGTTTAACAACCACTTCCAACCTATTGATACTAATCGGTTATTGAAATAAGGTAGTGCAGTAATGCCACCCCCCTCTTTGTCTTGGTGTGTAGTTTCTACATCTAAAGTTAGTACTCTCATCAGTAATACACTCCTCTGCTTATATCTATTTGGGCATTGATCATACCATGCCAACCATTGATCTTGTTCTTAGATATACAGATGTGTCGCACTACATTATCTATTTCACTTGATCCTGTTTTCCCTATACCTATAATGATATCAGCTTCACCTGCCTTACCTGTCTTGGAATTGTCAAGCATAGCATAGTCAATAAATTGTCTGTCGTGTGCATCGTAACTTGCTTGGCTTACTGCCCACACAAGACACAAATTTCGTTTAGCTATCTCTCTTGCAGACACATAAGTTTCCTTCAAACGTTCATCTCCACGATTGTACTCACCACGTATTCTGAATTTGTCTAGCTGATCACAAAACATGACATCAGGTTTGTTCAGCTTGGCATACTCATCTACCTCTTCTACAGATGTACCTACCGAATCCATGATAGTCAAGTATGGTTCTATCTCTGTCTTGTATCTTTCCAAAAGACTAAACCTCTGTGCTACCATATCTTCTTTTGTCAGTTCAAAGTATGATTGGATGATACGTAACTTGATTCGCTTGGCAGGTTCTTCGTTTGCCCAATACACAACCTGAAACCCTTGACGTATGTACGATGATGCAAGAAAGCAACAAAACGTTGTCTTACCCACTTCAGGTCTTGCAAACAAGATACCTAAGTTGCCACGATCTAAACCTTTGATGTTCTCATTTATTAAGTTGAATGTGAATGGGAAATCATTGTCACCTGCTTCTTCAGATAACAGTTCGTTCAGATCTTTGTCAACAATGGTGTAGGTGGTCTTGTCACCTATCCTGCCATCATCTACACTTTCGATGAGTTTCTTTAACTCACCAAACTCATCACTGTCACCAGTGAATATGTCTAATGCTTTCTCTCCTATCTGCCTTGCTTTGTCTCGCAGCCACAGGTTATTTACAATGTCAGTGTGTAACTCATCGCTTTCTTTTGGTGCAACGAGTTGTACAATCATATCCTGTACACGATTCCTAGCTGAATCAGGCATGGCAGGATTACGGTCATTAAATATTGTGGACAGTTCAGGAACAGACAGACTACGGTCATACTTGGTATGTGAATAGACTATCGTATCAAATATATCTTTGAGTTCATTGTCGAACATAGTCCGATCAATTTTATTTTTTACTTTATTGAAGAAATCAATATTGAGACAAAAACCTATTACTTGTCTGTCAATTGATATAACGCCTGATGAAGTCATTTCTTTCCCCTTTTTCCATATCTTTTAAATCCTTGTTCAAAACAATTAACTTAGTTGGAACATAGTTCCGTAACTTTCTTATCATCATGTATGCCTTAGACGTTGCATCTTTGTCAAGAGCTACATAAACTTTCTTGAATTTTTTTATTACATCAATGTGTTCATTGAGTAATGTTGTTCCCATTAATGCTATTCCGACCCAAAAGTCACTAACACAGCAAGCACTAGGACAATCTTCGACAATAATTCCACAAAATCCGTTTCCAGATAAAAAAGGATCTCTGCTATTTCCATATCTTCTCCATTTCGGTTTACTTCCATTCAAACTTCTACCTGTACCATCTATTGTCTTTCCATCTTTCTTGACAAGGTACACTACTCTATCTTGTTGAAAGTCATATCGTATGTCAGCCAATCCATTCAGGTAAGCATCGTACGATCCTACTTTCTTTACATACGCTTCTGCTTCTTTACTTCGTGAAAGCGAAACAAACGTATCAGGAATAACAAACTCTGTATCATCGACTCTTTTCTCAACACGTTCTTTAAATGCAACCTTTGAGTTCTCTTTAGTGAGTTGCACTCCTGTAGATCCCTTAGTGTGACAATCAGCATGAAAGCAATACCACAGTCTTTCAAATCCTGTATCAGTTACACTAAAGGTATTGCTCCTATGACAAACAGGGCAATCACCCCTAAAACGCCCATAAGATACAACATGTAAATTTCCCACATAGTTCTTTATCCATTCCATTTCGAAACCATTACTACGCAATAAACTTTATGTCAAATAAAAAAATAATTTGACGTAATTTTAAATACGTGGTATGTGTGTGAAACCCTTTGGGAGAACACACACTATGACTAGACCAAACAAGATATTTCAAGATACAACATCTTACAATTTAAAGATAGAAAAAAAAGATTACGAAGAATTAAAAAAGTACTCGACAAAAGAATCGGATACGTTTAACATGCAAGTAAGCATTGCAGATTTAATTCGTACATCTGTAAAATTATACTTAGAGGATTTACGTAAGCTATATGGAAAAGAAACAGACAAAGACAAGTGTGCAACAGAGAAGTGACGGTATGTGGATTGTCGATGCAAAGTTGTCAGCAGTACGTATAGGATTACAAGACAAGGAATTTGTCAAACGTGGACACAATACAGATTACAGATTATGGGTAACCTGTTTTGTAGCCAAGACAAAAAATGCTTGTGTTGATTGGCTAAGAGACAATATGGCTATGCTAGATAAGCGAAGTCAGAAGTACTCTGTTAATGTCAGGCAACATAAGGAAAGCACTAACTAACTTTTCCTTTCATAAGTTGGTGCTTTCAAGCTCATAATTTCTCCTTACGTTGAAGAGGGGAGCAACCCAAAAAGTTGCTCCTCTTTTTTTTCTTGACAGATGTTTTTAGTTAGTTGTATAAGTTTCCCTGAGTATTAACAGAAAGGAAATAATATGAATTGGCTTAACTTATGTAGTGGTGGCGAGATAGGTCGCCAAGCAGTAAAAGAGTTGGGATTACCTGTAAAACATTGGTTTAGTTCTGAGATAGATAAGTTCGCTATCAAAGTAGCTAAAGACAATCACGATGACGTGCTTCACATTGGAGATATAAAAGACATAATGAAATTTTGGGAAGTAAATAAGTTTCCTAAGATAGACGTTATTCTATGTGGATCACCTTGTCAGGGATTTTCTGTGGCAGGCAAAGGTTTAAATTTTGAACACCCTCAATCCAAGTTGTTCTTTGATTTTGTTAAGATATACAAATACCATTATAATCGTAATCCAAAATTAAAACTGTTGTTTGAAAATGTACGTATGAAAAAAGAATGGCAAGACATTATTCTAAGTACACTACAAGAGATCAATCCTAACTTAAAACTTTACATGATCAATTCATCTATTGTATCTGCACAGAATAGACTACGTATGTACATAACAGATTTTGAGTTCGACATACCTGAAGATAGAAATGTCAAACTTCGTGACATAATAGAATGTGGTTGTGTAGATAGGGAAAAATCTTATTGCTTAGATGCAAACTATTGGAAAGGTGGTAACTTGAAAATGTATTTCGAGAAGTCACGTAGACAGTTGGTATTTGGAGATGGTTGCAAACAGGTTGGGATAGCTGATCTGAACGGACATGACATACTAAAGCGTGTCTATTCTGTAGAGGGTAAAGCTCCTACGTTGAATAGTTGTAATGGTGGCAATCGTGAACCAAAGATACTTTGTAATTCTGCATCAATTACAGGTCGTAGACTAGACAGACAAGGCATACGCAAGGATAATGATCTAACTGTTCCAATCACCCAAACCTTAGAGGTATCTGATTCAGGTAAGTCACGGTGCTTATCTACATTGACTAAAGATACAGTTGTGTCGCCTTTGCCAAAAGGTAGGTATCCTGATGCTTATGGAGAAAACGCTTTACATTGGAGAAAGTTGACTGTAAAAGAATGTTGTCGGTTGCAAACGTTACCTGATGATTACTGTAAGTCAGTTAGTAATAGTCAAGGCTACAAGATACTTGGGAACGGTTGGACTAACGAAGTCATTAAATTTATTTTGAAAGGAAAATAGTATGGCAGATAAAAAGAAAGATACAAAAAAGTATCACGATTGGGTGTACATGGCAGATGATCAAATAAACCATGTACTAAAGTATGTTATCATTTTAGTATTTGCTTGTGGTGGTATAGCCATTATAAGTGATTTAATTAAACGATTTATATAGGGGAAAAATATGACAGAAGAAGTAGGAAAAGTAATTCATGATCTGTATGAAGAATTAGTCGAGGTAAGAAAACAAAACGTTGGCTTAACTAATGCAAACAAGATATATAGCAAACAAAATGTGGAGTTTCGTCAAAACCAAGATCAAGATGATCTGAACAGACAGATTACAGAACTCAAGAAAGAGAACAAACGTTTGTATCAGGCTTGTCATCTTGCTGAAGTTATTGAGTTACGTAAAGAGAATGTCAAGCTTGTCGCTCAATTAGAAAACGATGAACACAACGTTGGTCATTTGGATGAGAAGATGAAAAGATTAGACTATCTAGAAAAGCTATTCTCTGAAAACAGATACGTGTTTAGCGATATACCTAACACACCTGAAAACATGAAGATGGTAAAGTTGATGAAGAAACATATCAACAAAAGAAAGTATACTATGCGTTGGCGTGGTCAGTATCTTATTGATGGAGAGGATTGGAGAAAATACCAAATGGGTCAACCTTTATCAAAGTCCAAATGTATTCGTGTTTACATAGATAACAAACCATACCAAATAGATAACGTTGAAGGATTCAATGCAGAAGAAGTAGACATTATACTAGGTGGCTTATACAAAGAGGAAGATCAAAGTGAAGAGTTTATCACAAGCTTTGAAGTAAAGGGAGAAGAAAACGGTGAGATTGATGACGAGAAAAGAATACTTGACGTTACAAAACAGCTAATAAACTATTTTAAATCTATGAAGTTACACCTTGAGAACTCTGCTTCAAAACCTATTAAGGATAATGTCAACATTGTCATTCCAAAAGGAGAGAAAAATTGTCACACTCAATAAACGATAGTATCGTAGACTGTATAAATGACGAGTGGAGTGACATGACAGTTGATCTTAAAGATTGGCTTAAAACTCACAGGGAAACAGACGAGGTTGCAGACAGAGTTTACATAGGCTTAACCTATCTAGAGAACAAATGGAAACAGGAAAGATTTGACAGTTATCCTGATAGCTGATACATATAATCTGAACAGACAAAGAAAGGAAATGTCAATGCAAGTTAAAGATCTAATCAAGACATTACAGAAACACAATCTTAATAATGAGGTTGTGTTTTATAATTTAGACAACGATGATCTTAGACAAAAAGAGTACTTAGAAACGATATTAAACGCTGATGGTCAATGTGAAATTACTACAACACTAGACAAGGAGATGGCAAATGTCTAACACAGATAGAGTAAGAGCTTATTACAATCTGCACCGTAAGTGCTTTTCTGTACAGGATTACAAAACAGGATTGGTAATCGAACACACTAACAAGTTGTGCTTTACCAATGCTATGTTTGTCGTCAGGAAGTCAGGCAACGAAAGAGTAAAGAAAGAGGGCAGAAAGAATGTCCATGCTTTTGTAAATGGAATACGCAATGACAAATGGAATGACACTAACCATTTAAAAGTAAGAGAACGTGTCGCTAATTTCTTCAGGGTAAAATATGATCCACATACTATGGATTTTTTTCACTACAGAAGAATTGTTAACGGCAATGCTGAATGGCTACCAATTGATAGGCATTGGATCGGTAACGTTTGGCTATTTATGGAGAGAGATCGCCCAAGAGTTGTAGCCAACATAGACAGATTAGATGACACTAATATCTATGACATTGACAAATCAAGTGACACTAAAGAAGAACCAATCATGGTTATCCAAGATGGTAATTGCACCAAAAAGTATTATGATGGTGGTGGTTTTGCTATGAGTATTGATCTTGAAAAATCAGGATATAATGAATTTTTAAGAAAGAAAAGAAAGCAGATAGCAAATAAAAAGAAACTTCTTGCAATCTAATCTAGATAGTTTACAAATTAATTACGTTCAATTTTAATTTAACTGAAAGGAAATAAAATGAACTATATAGTAAATGACTTTAACCACGAAGTAAAAACACATAGAGATTATACTGATGTTAGTTTCTATGAAGATAATTCTAAGATAACTAAAGTTGATCTTCAGGCTATGTTACCTGTTCCAAATGACGATCCTGACTTTGGCGTAGTAACAACGCCTGAAGATTTAAAAGGTTATTTTGGTTTGTACAATTCTAGTCTAGATAAGTTATTAAATACACGCCCTGTATCTAATACTTATCAGCTTGTACCTCATCATGAATTGTTCAATGAACAAGCTAAAATACTTGGTCAATCTGATTTACCTTTAGAAAATATTACGGTAAAAGATCAGCTTTATAAAGATGGATTACAAGCTCATCGAACTATATTTTTTCATGATCTAGAAACTACCGTATCCAATAATAAAGATAAGGTTTTATCTAGAATTGATATATTTAATAGTTGTGATATGTCATGGAGCTTTCAAGTTTTCTCAGGTGCGTATCGTGATCTATGCAGAAATACTTTAGTCTTTGGTGGACAAAAAGCGTATCATCAACAAGCAAAGCATACTAGGAATTTATCGACTACGGCTTTAATGACTAAGGCAAGTATTGGTTTGGAATTTTGGAATAACCAAAAAGAAACAATGTTAAATTGGCGTGCTAAAGATTTGTCGCCTGAACAGTTTGGCAACATCTTAAAGCAGACTATTTGTAAAAAGAAATCCAAATCAGCAGAACTTAACTTAACTAATCCAATTAATGAAACTAAGATAAATTATTTATTGGATAGGTTTGAAAAAGAAACACCTGACTTGGGCAATACTATGTGGGCAGGCTATAATGCTTTAACGCATTGGGCAACCCATACTGACGAAACTATTGAAAAAGAAATTGATAATAAGTTAGTCAAAATAAGATCAGGTAAATCTACGGCAGATGTTCCAAGCGTTCAAAGAACACGCAATGACGAAGTAAGACAAGTTATTGAGTGTGAACATTGGAAAGAGTTAGAGTTAGCTTAATGAATGATGGCTTAGAACTCGCTTATATCATTTACAGAACAGTTGTCGTTATACTGTTCTGTTTAATTATTTACGCAATTATTCAATGGTAAATGAAAGGAAATCTTATGAAAACATTGACAGACATTGACACACAAATAGACGCTTTAAAAGAAGTGTCTAGTAATGCTTTACTTAAACACGGTTTTAGTAGGTCAAGACAAAGAATATTTGACTTATCAAAATCACTCGACCAAACATGGCAAAACTACAAAGTTGTACATGGCAAAACATATTACAAAGAACTTACACTATTTGTAATAACACGTTCAGCTTTGGGTTTACGTTACAAATCAATTGTTAAACGTTCAGGTTTGAAAGGTTTGGTTGTTCATGATTGTTTAACTGATTTACTAAATGAAAAGTTAATCTATAAAAAAACAGTTGATATGAAACTAATTTATTGTGCAAAAAAATAACTTGCATTAAATAAAAAAATAAATTTATAATTAGGCTAGGTTAGAAATTAATCTAGCCTTTTTACGTTATGAAAGGATTTCTTAAAATGGAAACAAAAACGTATTTAATTAAAACTAAGTTTGATTATTCAACAAAAGAACTCGTTCAAGTTGACGGTAATAATTTAACTATTGAATTTAAAATCATGGATAAGTACGCAATGATTGAAATAATAGGAAGATTAAAAGACCGAACTGTTGAAGAGTTTAAACATCAAATAATTTGTAATAAAAATCAAAATATTCAGGTGTTGCCAAACCGTAATGAACAAGTTGAAAAGTTTGATAATCGTATTAATGATAATGTTGATAGGTTTCATTTTGACCAATTATTCAAAAATGATTATCAATTAGGTTTGCACGGTCAATTAGATTTAGAAGATTTAATTAATGAAAAGGTAGGTCAATAATGGGATACTTTTTAAAAGAACTCTTAGAGCTTATCAAATGGATGTCTTTTGGTTTCACTCTTGCCTATTGCTTGGCATCCTATCACGGTTTGGATACAAGCTTTTCTAGTTTGTGGGGATAATCATGGCTTATTATTTTAGTTGTAGAGAATGTAATACTACTAGTTTATTTGATAACGGTGTTATTACTAAAGTTAATCCTATTGAAGATTACCACCTTTTACGAAATGTAAGGGGTGGTTATATTAATACTAATGACAATGAAAGTGTTATCTGTAAATCTTGCATATCTAAAAAGGTAAGGTTAAAAGGTAATTATATAATAATTTAATGAAAGGTAATAAAACAATGCAAACATTTAATTTAACTCTTGAAGATATGCCACATAGAGAAAAGAAACTTTATAATATTGCAAAGGTCGAGAACTGCAAAAGCAACCGTTCAGGCAAACCAATTGCAAATCAATTTATTATTACTTTGCAAAATGGTATTAAGATATTTCAAAGTTATAATTCTATTATCTGCGTTAAAGCTGATGGCGAAACATATCTTGATTATGAAAGGTGGGATTATTCAAATACTACTTCAAGGTATCGTAAACAGTTTTTAAATGAAGATACTAAGACAACTAGAGATAAAATAAATCAAGGTAAATATGCCGTTGTATATCTTAATAAACCGTCTGTGTATCATCATTCAATTAAAACGACTGATTATTAATATACTTGACTATTAAAATACAATAGAATAATAATAACTTTCCTCCATGTTAAAGCACTTTAGATTAGTTTCTAAGGTGCTTTTTCATTTCATAGCCTGATATATCCTTAAATGATTGTTTCCTTTATGTATTCGCCTTAAACGGTGTTTGGCGTATTGCTCGCAATAGTAACAGTAAAAGGTATTAATCGAGGGTTTGTTATACAGTTAACTTTTAACAAATGACAAATCGTCTTACGTGGCGTGTGCGTGTGTGTATAATCTAAAGTTTACTTTTGATGTTTGGTGTTTGGGGTTGTGGTTTGCCTGTGGTTCTGCATCAATGATGAAGAAATGACAAATCAAAACTGGCAGAAATACTTATGTGCGTGTGCGTACGCATGGGTCACTGGGGGTACTGGCATATTTGCATGCAATGTCGCCATATTTTTACTAGAATGAGTTAGTTGTACAGGTAACGGTGCATCCCTTTGGGATAGCGTGGGGGGATATGGTGTATTTCCCCGGAGGTTCTACTCCGATTGTACTAACTGATTCCTGATCTGTCAATAAAATAATTATTTTTCTTGACGTATTCGTGCAAAGTTCTTATTATAAAGGTAACAAAGTGTCATTTAAAGCACATACAACCAACAATTACCTGAAAAACAAGTGTAATAGGCTTTATTTGTTTGATTCTTTGTCAATTTAACGAAAGAAAGTAATGTTTCAAGCATTTGTACTCATATGCCTTATAGGTATGCCCACTGAAAATAGATATTGTGAAGAATTAGCCGACACAAGAGGACCATACATGCTGCACGACAAGTGTCTTGCACGAGTATATGAGATAAAAGAGGAATTGCACCTCTACAAACCTAACATGCAAGCACGAGCATACCGTTGTGATGAATTTACTCCCCAAACAGAAAAGCAAAGCACGTGAAATAAGTCCTCAACAGGAGCAATTTCTAGAAGTACTCTTTGAAAATGGTGGAAACGTAACTGATGCAGCCCTCAAAGCAGGATATGCAAAGGGATCAGTGACGTGGCTACGCACATCTTTAGCAGATGAGATCATAAACCGTACAAAGAACATACTATCTATGAACGCATTTAAGGCAGCTACACGTCTTGTAACTACTATAGACAACCCAATACCTGAAAGAGGGGATGACCTACGCTTCAGGGCGGCAGAATCGCTGTTAAACAGGGTAGGACTGGGTAAACAGGAAACAACCAACGTAAATGTACAGGCAGTACACGGAATAGTTCTGTTGCCGCCTAAGAAAGACGTTGTAATCGATGGAAACTAAGAAGCGTGGTCGCCCAAAGAAAGACCCTAACGCACCCAAACAAAGATACAACTATTCATCTGCAATCAAAGCTCGTAAACAGACACAACGTAGACTTACTGAAGCCAAAAAACGAGCAACAAAGATAACGAGACAAGCAGAAAGTAAAAGAAGATATGCCAGAAAACTCGAAGAAAAAATCACCAAAGTCGACAAAGCTCTCAATCAAAAAGAGACTACTGTTATCGACAAAACGGATCTGCAACAGCTTCCAGACGTTGTTGAGCAACTGGTGGATGGGCGTGAAATTATTTTTCAGCCGAATGAAGGACCTCAAGAAGAGTTTCTTTCCTCAAGTGAAAGAGACGTTCTTTACGGTGGTTCGGCAGGGGGTGGCAAAAGCTTTGCCTTACTTGCAGACCCCTTACGGTATTGCCATAATAGCAACCATCGTGGGCTTCTTCTTAGGCGTACTCTGGATGAGCTAACAGAACTTATTGACAAGTCACGTCAGCTATATCCCAAAGCTTTCCCCGGTGCAAAGTTCCGGGAGTCAAAGTCAACGTGGCACTTTCCATCAGGTGCAACAATATGGTTTACCTATCTTGACAAAGACAAAGACGTAACAAGATTTCAGGGTCAGTCGTTTAACTGGATAGGCATAGATGAGATAACCCAATATCCCTCGCCTTATGTTTGGGATTATCTCCGTTCACGACTAAGGGCAACTGATCCTGAACTGCAAAAACATCTGTACATGCGTTGTACAGCAAACCCCGGAGGAGTCGGAGGTTGGTGGGTCAAGAAGATGTATATCGATCCATCTGAACACAACTCGACTTTTCCTGCAATAGACATCGAAACAGGCAAAGCTTTCTTGTGGCCGCAAGGACATGAAAAAGCAGGTGAGCCACTCTTCTATCGTAGGTTTATACCTGCACGTTTGACTGACAATCCATACTTGTTGGCTGACGGACAATACGAAGCGATGCTACGATCCCTACCTGAAGTTGAACGTAAGCGACTTCTTGAAGGCGACTGGGAAGTAACGGAAGGTGCAGCCTTTCCTGAATTTAGTAGAAGTAAACATGTGGTCCCGAATTTTGACCTTCCACCGAATTTCCCCAGAATACGTGCCGCTGACTATGGGTATGCGAGTCCTTCTTGTGTCCTGTGGGGTGCTATTGACTGGGATAACAATATATGGGTTTATCGTGAACTGTATGTAAAACAGTTGACAGCAGAGCAGTTAGCAGATAGAATACTACAAGTAGAACAAGAAGATCCGACCCCCCACTATACTGTACTTGACTCATCGTGTTGGAACAAGACAGGCTTTGGTCCTTCCATAGCAGAGACAATGATGAGATGTGGAGTGCGTTGGATGCCATCGGACAGAAACCGACTTCAAGGCAAAATGGAAATACATCGTAGGCTTGCCGATGACCCACGAACAGATGAACCTAGAATACGAATATTTCCGAACTGTGTCAACCTCATCAAACAACTATCAGGTATACCTCTTAGCAAAACAAATGCAGAGGATGTGGACACAAAGGCAGAAGATCACGCATACGATGCACTACGATATATGTTAATGACAAGGATGACAGGATATGTGTCGATTCATAAAACGCTTGGTGGTATTAAGAATCAGGTCTATCAAATGCAAGACCAAACATTTGGGTATTAAATAAATGGCAGCAGGAACACAAGCTTACATTGTAGGACAAGAATACGATCCTAGAAAAATAACTCTAGAAGATTTTATTTCTATGTTTGAAAAAGAAAGCACCGAGCAGGGTGGTAGAAAAAATCAAACGTGGGGTAACCTGATAAGAAATAACCCAGTAACAAAAAAATATTTAGATCAGCCTGCTATAATGTTATTTGGTGCAGTTCCTTCAGATTCTGATAGTATAATGGCTGATATTCAAAATGCTGCAAAAGGTCAAGCTAGTACAATCCAATCAAAATTTAGAGTTATAGAAGCAAACCTATTTCCTAAGTTAGCTATTCTTGGTAAAAAAGAAGGAGTAGATTTATTATCTGGATATTCAAAGATATCAGAGGAAGTAAAAAAACTTCAAACTAGAGGTGGAAAGTTTACAGCTAAAAAAGGATTTGATGTAACTAAGGTTGGAGACTTAATAGAAAATTTAATTGAACATGTTAAAAATAATTCTAAAGATAAACCAATAGCTAACGCCATTTTATTTAATTTAGAAAATGGTAGTAGACCCAGTTTAACAACTGAATTACGAACTTTCATGTATGAAAAAAACAAGTTTGGTGAAGCTGCACAAACTATGGGTTTAACTGGTAGAGATGGTTTACTTATACCTGCAGGAACTACAGGTGTAAAAAGACAAGCTAAAGGTCAAGCTCCAAATATACAACCTTATAACGCACCGTTATCAAAAAGAGCCGTTGCTATTTTACAGGATCAAAGTGAGTATAATAAAAATATAGTAGGCGATAATAGAAAATTAGATTTTTATTTTCAAGTTGAAGAATTAAAAGGGACTAAGTTTTACAAAAAGGGAGAGATGCGACCCATATCTTTAGAAGATATAAACAGAGTTTTAAAAACAACAACACCAAAAGGCTTACTCATAGAGTACACCACTAAAGGATCTAAGGAACTTAGTGAACCTATTACATCCAAAAATTTAAGAAACTTGTTTATAAATATTGGGGGTTTAAGTATCACTAACAAAACAAATTTAGCCATGTTAACAAACAGAGATATGGCAGAAAATACTGGATCTCAAGAAATATACATGGGTAAACCCGGTCAGTATAATCAAACTGCCATTGATGATTTAGATAAAATAAGTTTACGAACTTGGGGATTATTTAGTTTAAGAAATCCTGAAGCACAAAAAATATATAAAGAACAAGGTAAATTTCGTAATATAAATGAGTTTATTTTTGGTAAAAATGAGTTAAGCACAGATGGAAAATTAATACCTGATGAAGTAACGTATGAAAACTTTGATACCGTAAAAGCAAAACCCATACCAATACAAACAACAGGTTTTGCTCCACCTGAAGAAAGTACTACTACTGAAAAAACTTTTGTTGCAAAAGAAGAAAATAAAAAAGTTTTAGACTTTGATGACTTTGATGATGATGAAAAAAACGAGATGCGAAAATTAGGCATTTACGATAAAGATGTTGGATCAAATGAACCCACAAGAATACAAAAAGCAAAAGGTTTAAAATCTATAGATCCATCTGCAATAATTTTAGGTGGTGCAGCAGGATCAGAAATCCTTAGTGATACTGGTGAGTTAGTTGGTGAAGAAGTTACGCAGTCAACTATAGCTCAAACACTCGCAAAGACTGCACCGAAGTTAGCACAGACTACACTTGGAAAAGCTTTACCAGTGGCAGGTGCAGGATTGGTCTTTCCGTCATCTCCTACAAACGTAGATGAAGTAGAAGGGTTTGCAAGAAAAGATATTGACAGACGCTTTGCAGGTATAGATCAGATGGATACATCCCAAGAAAAACAAATATTTCAAGATGATCCTAGACTGCAAGGAACAACAGCTATGTACGATCCATCAGAATTACCAAGACGAGACGCTGAAGATCCACTGAGTGATGAAGCGTACAGAAAAAGATTTCTAGAACAATCTAGAACAAAAGCAAGTTCACAATTAAGTGGGTTTGCACAACCTCGCTAAAAGGAGAAAAAAATGGCAGACAATCTTAATCAAGGTGCAGCCTATATAATGGGATCAGACAAAGTATCAGTTAATGATGCTCAAGGATCTAATAGCTTACATAGAGAAGGTCTTGAGTTTACTATGGAAGTAAATCAAGATGCGTTGCAAGTTGACATGCCAAAGAAGCAAACAAAACCTACTGTTGAAGCTTCTTTATTTGCTATGGCTGACGACAAAAACTACTTTTAATCAAGGATAAATTATGGCTGATGAAAGTTTTCTTCAACCTGATGACGACACTCCTGTATCTATCGAAAATCCACAAGAGCAGATGCCCGGATTGGCAGGGTACGTTAAATCTAAGTTTGAAGATGCAGAGAATGGTAGACGTTCTCACGAACTAAAATGGTTACAGTCTTATAAAAACTTCAAAGGTATCTACGATTCTACAACTCAATATCGTGACTCCGAAAGATCAAAAGTATTTATTAAGATAACCAAAACTAAAGTTCTTGCTGCGTATGGACAGATAGTGGATATACTATTTAGCAATAAAAAGTTTCCACTTGTTGTAGAACCTACTCCTATGCCTGAAGGCATCGAGGAGTTTGCTCACATGAAAACTCCAGTTGATGAAGCTGAACAGCCAGTTGATCCATTTGGTTTTGAGGGAGATGGCAGAGAGCTACCCCCCGGAGCTATGTCGGCTCGTGAGCCACACAAGCTAGGAACATACGGTAACGATTTTCCTGACATGTTGGCATCAGGACCTGCAAAGATGGGTGAGCCACAAGTTAAGCCTGCACAGAAGATGGCTATGAATATGGAGAAATGTATTCATGATCAACTTATGGACAGTAACGCAGTTAACGTATTTCGTAAAGCTATATTTGAATCAGCACTGCTTGGAACAGGTATAGTCAAAGGTCCATTAAACTTTTACAAACGTGTTCACAACTGGCAGATGAATCCTGATACTGGACAAAAAGAATATAGTCCATATGAAAAGGTAATGCCACGCATTGAATATGTATCTCTGTGGGATTTTCATCCTGATCCGTCTGCAACAAGTATTGAAGATTGTGAGTACGTAATACAAAGACATCGTATGAACCGTCAACAACTTCGTGGTCTAATCAAACGACCATACTTTGATGCGTCAGCTATTGAAGAGTGTCTTGCTAAAGGTCCTAACTACGAAGATAAATACTACGAAGATACCATACGTGAAGATGATACTGAACCTTACTATCAAGAAAACAGATACGAAGTTCTTGAGTACTGGGGTGTCATAGATAAAAAACTTGCAGATGAAGTTGGTATGGAAAATGCCAATGATATGTCAGAGTTTGATCAGTTGCAAGTCAATGTATGGGTATGTGGTGGTATGGTCATTCGATGTGTCGCAAATCCATTTACACCTGCACGATTACCTTTCCAAGCTTTTCCATTTGAAATAGATCCTTACCAGATATGGGGTGTTGGTGTTGCAGAGAATATGGAATACTCACAAAAATTAATGAATGGTCATTACCGTATGGCTATTGATAACTTAGCACTTGCAGGTAATCTTGTATTTGATGTAGACGAAGCAAGCTTAGTCCCCGGTCAAAACATGGATATATTCCCCGGTAAGATATTTAGACGACAGTCAGGTGTAACAGGCACAGCAATTAACGGACTAAAGTTTCCAAACACTGCACCAGAGAACATACAGATGTATCAGATATCACGACAACTCGCTGATGAAGATACAGGTATACCATCCATACTACACGGACAAACAGGTGTAACAGGAACTGGTAGAACCGCTGCAGGACTATCTATGTTGATGGGTTCAGCAGGACTAGCAATGAAAACAGTCATAAAGAATATAGATGATCATTTACTGAAGCCACTGGGTGAATCTTTGTTTCAATGGAACATGCAGTTTAATGATGATTTAGGGGAGATAAAAGGGGATCTAGAAATAAAACCTCGTGGGGTTGCAGCAGTTATGCAAAAAGAAGTACGTACACAAAGATTAACTGCTTTGCTTCAAACCGTATCTAACCCAATGCTTGCACCTTTTATCAAGATACCTAACTTGATAAGAGAGCTTGCAATAGCACAGGATATTGATCCTGATACGTTAGTCAACGATGCCAACGAAGCACAACTATACGCTGAAATGTTAAAAGGAATGATGGCTAATGTACAACAAGGAGCAGGCGAGGATGCTGTCGCCACTAATCAACAGCAAGGAATGGGTCAACCTAGTGGAGTACCTCAACAACCTGAAGGAACTGACAGTCAAGGGTCTGGTAACGGCACAATCGGAGTCGGAGCTACGCCAACTGCAGGGGAAACTGGCTTTACTGGAAATGCTCCTAGAGTTGAAGAATAATCACGAAAGAATAAATAAAAATGGCTGACATTTTTGATTTTGGTGTAGACTTTGGTCTTTCTTTCTTTGAGCCTTTGCCAGAGAGACGAAAACGTACTGGTACGTTGACACGTGAAGAATACGCTAAAGAAAATGTTGATTTTTATGAACAGAGCTTAGACGATACTTTAGGCACTGGCATAGAACTTAGATTTAAAGATGATGAAAAAAAAGAAGAAGAAGATAAAAAAGAGGACATTGACGTAAATGTAGTGGGTGGAGACGATGAACCTGCTTCTATATCTGCTTCTAGTTACGATGTGCAAGACACAGGAGAATTAGGGTTAGGAGCAGGAGAACAAATTGGAATAGGAGGTACGGCAAACACTTTAGGATCTGTTAATGTTGGAACTTATGGACAATCTTTATCACAAGCAGGTTTAGGAGATAAAAATCCATTTAGTGCTTTTGGTCTAGACATATACACAGCTTCTGTTCCAACAACAAAAGATGAAGCAAAAAAGGGATTAGCAAAACAATTTTCAAAAGAAAAATTAACTCAAAGTGCAGTTAAATTTGCAGGAAGAATGATAGGTATGCCTGCACCTTTAACGTCAGGTGTAATGGGTTTTGTAAACGGAGTTACTGTTAATGATCCTTTAGGGAATCCTAGCTTTAGACCTAGCCATCCTGTTTTTGGATTGGCTCACGATTTAAATATGTCAATACAATTTAGTAATGCTTCAGCTATAAATGCAGCTATAAACGCAAATCTTGATGTTCCATATGCAGAGAGAGGTCCTATAGGTTTTATGGGATACGATCCTACAAACGGTCAATTAATAAGCAGGGCCCCGTTAGGCATGACGTGGACTGGAACTACAAATCTTTCAGTACAACAACTAAGTGCGTTAGAAGCTTTATCTAAAGGTTTTACTACTAACGGATATAACAATCAAACAGAAAGAGGAGAAGTTCTAGCTATGGGAACTGACACCATCGGAGGTCAGACAGTAGGAGGATATAGCAACAATGGATTTCACCACGGTATAAATGGTGCGTCAAGAACTGGAACTATGGCACAAGCTGAAAAAGCTGCAAAAGGATATGGTATTACCACCAAACAATTTACTAATATTTTATCAACAGTACGTAAAAATCTTACTTTTTTTGGTAAGCCTAAAAGCAGTAAACTTACTTTAGATTATTTAAGTAGAAAACAATTCAGAGATAATGAAACAACAGGTGGATCATATAGTATGGGTCTTGAGACCGATGTCACTGCTCAACAAAATATTGAAAATGCTTTAAGTCAGGGAATAGGCGTAAATGAATTTGGCGGCATATCTGCACAAGGTTTAACAGATGTTCAAGGTATTAGTCAAGCTACTCAAGGTATAACGAGTGGAAGTTTTGGCACAGTAAGTGTTGAAAGTCCGGGTGATAACAGTAATGATGGTGGTAGTGGTAGTGGCAGTGGGGCTGCAGGAAGTGGTTCAGACAGTGGTCCGGGAGGTGGCGTTGGAGGAGATGCTACTGGGGGATATACTGCATTTGGTGGACAGATTGGTGAAGGTATGCAAGAAGGTGGTCCTGCAGGATTTATTGGTGGGCCTCCTGAAAACTACAGCGATCAAACAACCATCGCAGATGACATACCTCTAGAGGTCAAAGATGGTACTTTTGTTATAAATGCTCCTGCTGTAGAATACGCAGGATCAGATGATATTAGCGAAATGTTAACAAAAGCGTACGAAAAAGCAGGACAAGCTATTGACAAATCTGGACAAAGGACTACAATACCAAGTAAGGAACAAATTAATATAATGATTTCACGAGGTGAAGTCGTAGTTCCTCCCCAAATAGCAAAGATCATAGGATACGATCGTTTAGAGAAAATAAACAATCGTGGTAAAAAAGAAGTTGCAAGACGACAGAAGCAAGGTGATCAAGAAAAGCCACAAGCTAGACAAGCTAACGAAGGTGGTTTTATAGAAAAAGCTGAAGGTGATAAAGTCACTGTATACAGAGGTGAACCTTCAAAATTTCCTAAAAGAGCAGAGCTACTTAGAGATAAATACACTGGCTCTTGGTTTTCACCAAATAAAAATTTTACAAAGACATACGGTGAAGTTGCAAAAACTATGGAGCTTACTTTTGACGAATATAAAAAGGGTGCAAAAAAAGCTTTTTTAAAAAAGAATATATCAACACGAAGAATGGAAAACAGAGACGCTAAGTTACCTCCAAACTTGACAAGAAGTCAAAGATCTAGAATATTTCAATCTTTAAAGTATATAGATTTTATGGCTAATGAAGTTAAAAAAGGAAACAGAAGCACTAAAGCGTTTGCAGATTTTATGTATGAAGGAGTATTTCCAAAAGAAAAAGATAAAGCAACAGTAATGCTGTTAGAGACTGCAAAAAGAAGTCCTAAAGCTTTTGGAAAATTAGTAGTAGATAGTTTAGTTAAAAACGTTGTATCAAAAGGAATACCTGTAGTTGGAGCAGTAACAGGATTTGCTCCTAAAGAAATGGGCGATGCAACTCTTAGTGGCAAAGAAGGATTTATTTATGACTATCGTAGTCAATAAGAATTAGTCAGCTACCCACACACGTGGCCCTGACGAACCGAAGCAGCTACCCACAGCCAGTGGCACTGCATTAATGAGGTATAAAACTATGGCAACACAAGTAAAGGGCGTAAGAGCCAACAAACCAAACGATTCATTTGGAGTAACAAATAACGAAAATCTTTATCGTGGCAAATATCGTGAAGATGTTTACAAAGATGAAGAGGAACAAACAGAAGAAACTCAAGACCCCACACAAGTGGCTACTCAAGAGAAACCAAAACCTTCTGAAAATAGTTTTGCAG